TTTTTTTGCTTTAAAAGTACGTAATTCCTTATAAAATAAGGGGTTACGTTTTTAAAAAACACTGTAAAACACCGTGAGATACGGTACGTAGCAAACAAATAACTAACAAAATTATCTTATTTTTTGCACCTCCTTAACTATAGACTCGATTTTTCTATGAGTATAATATTTTTCTGTTACATCTTCAATTCTATGTCCTAATATTAACTTCAATAAATATTCATCAGCGTTCGCTTCTTTCATTTTAGTTGTAAATGTATGTCTACCATCATATGGTGTATGATTAAAGTTTAATTCTTCCATAAGTTTATCAAATTGTCTTCTGAATTTACCATAATTAAATTTTTCTATAATAGATGTAAATGGTAATATGTTATCTTTATTATAGAAGTATTTAATTAAATGTTTTATTTTGGGGTGAATAGGTATCACTCTATCTTTTCCGGCTTCTGTTTTCGAACCGCTTATAATATAATCATCATCTATAAATATATTTTCTTTTTTACAAGTAAATATTTCATTTGGTCTTGTTCCAGTATAACATAGTATTAATATTATTTTTGCTATATCATTATATTGCATACCCCATAAGATTGATAGTTCTTCATCGCTAAATGGAATATGTTTTTGTGATCTATCTTTTTTACCGCACTCTAAACCTATCGCAGGATTAATTATTATTGGTAAATCATAATCTTTTTTTGCACAATCAAATATGTCTATAAATACTGTTCTGATATTGCCTTTAGCGGTAGACCCAAGTGGTTCACCATTTTTCTTTTTAGCATTATCAATTAAATTTTGCATTTCTTTAAATTTTATATCTAAAACTTTTTTATTATGTAATGGTTCACAATGATTTTTATAAGCAGACGATAGAACCTTATAATTACTATCAGACATTGTCTTATTATCAATTGCTTTTTCTAATTTTTTTTCTACACTATGCCATATATCATTTACTGTTAAGTTTTTTAAATCTACATCATATGGATTTTTATTATATTCAATAAGCATAGTAATAGCCTCTTTATATTTTGTAGCAGTACCAATTAATTTCCTACATTGTTTGCCATTTTCAAAACCAGTTGTTACAACAACAGCAAATGGTTTTCTTCTTTTACCTGATAGTTTAAAAACACTACCAGTTCCGTTTTCTAATTTCATTATTTTACCTCCAATTATATTGTTATTTTTCTATTTTTTTGATATAATTAAAGGGCATAGAAAAAGATTGTCTGTTGTGAGATTAATTAATTTTTATGCCCCTTAATGGGTAGGCTTCATGTTCCAGCATGAAGTCTTTTTTTATTTTATATCCTTTGTATTTTCTTCATCTTGTTTCATTAAATAGAATTCTATTTGTTCATTAATTATGTTAACATATTTATCATTTAGCATACTAGCGTTTATCAGCATATCACGTTGTTCATCATTTGTCGCTAAATTTTCGATATAGTATTGTAAAAGTAATTCGTTTCTAATGCCTGGATCAATTAAGTTTTCTTGCTTATTTTCAATTAAATCAGATTTTTGAATTTTAAAGTAATTTGACAATAATTCTATTTTGTCAATTCTCGGATAAGATTTTCCATTAGTCCAATCTCTTACTGTTGAATATTTTATGTTAAGATCGTGACACAAATCATTACGTGTTTTTTTATTTATAGTCATATAATATTTGAGATTTGAACTTAAAACTTTTTTATTTCCTAAATCACTCATAAAAAACTTCCTCCTTTACATACCAATTATATGATAAAAACGTCAAATATTCAATAGTAAACGTAAAAAATGACTAAAAAAACGCAAAAACTTAAAAAAATCTATTGACATGACGAATAAACCGTCATATACTTGTATTGTAACAAGGAGGTGAAACAATGGAGATACAAAAGCCGAGAATAAAATTAACTCTTAAAGCGATAAGAATTAATATGAACAAATCTCAAGAAGAAATGGCGAAATTATATAATGTATCCGCTGAGACGGTATCAAATTGGGAAACATATAAAACATATCCTAGTGTTAAAGATATTCCTAATATTGAAAAAGCAACTGGATTGGCGTATGACGAAATTATTTTTTTACCACAAAATAGCGATTAAAACGCCAAACACAACAGACAAGGAGAACAAACAATATGGAAAGTATAAAGAATATGAAAAATATACCTATAAATATTGTTGCTGATGTTTTAGGTGTTGCACCTATATTTGTACGTCTAGGTTTGCAAGAGGAAAGACTTCCATTTGGAACGGCAGTCAAAACATCTAGTCAGTGGACATATCATGTGTCTTATGAATTGTTAAAAAAATATGTTGGAGAAGAAAGGATTAACACATATGAAAAAGATTTTATTAAAGATTAAATGGAAAAATGTTATTAAATCATTAATGCTACTAGTATCTATAAGTTTTATAATTCATGACGTATATTTACTTACAATATCTAGTTGGTTTACCGGTGAATTATATAGTTTCACATGGTTTGGATTTATAACATTTATTTTATTTTGTACTATAACTGGTATGATTATTTCAGATTTTGAGGAACAAAAAAGTATTCTTAACAGCCGACCAAAGCAATCTAAGAATACTTACAATCATAAATATAATTAATATATTTATAGATTAATTTTAACATAAAATAAGAAAAAAATAAATGGCAGAAGAAAAGCAGTTCGAGAATAAAGTCAAACGTTACTTGAAATCAAAAAATATATACTATTTTAAGTATTTTGGAAACGCATACTCAACTCCAGGAATATTAGATTTAACCTTATGTATTAATGGTAAATTTGTTGGTGTTGAACTTAAAGCAGAAAAGGGAAAAGTTAGTGCTTTACAAGAATATAACATCAAACGAATAAAAGAGTCTGGAGGTATAGCAATAGTATTAAGACCTAGTGAATTTGATAAATTTAAAAAAACAATTGAAAGGTTATTAGATTGTTAAAATTATATAAATACCAAGAAGAATATTTTAAACATGTAAAACCAAATTTTATTTATGACATGGATACTGGAACAGGTAAAACTATTATGGGATTACATCATCATCAAGTATATTTTAAAGATAAAGGATTATTAATAGTAGCACCAGCAAGCAAAATAAACGAGGGTGGTTGGCAACGTACAATTCATACATATTATCCAAATATCTTATATGATACTTGTACTTATAATATGTTACCTAAAGTTTGGAGTCAATATAAAGACTGGTTTGTCATTTTTGATGAGTGTCATAGAATAAAAAATTCTACGGGAGTATGGGGTAAATCAGCATATAATCTAACCAAAATAGCAAGTGGTTTTATATTACTTAGTGCAACACCACTTTCAAATGGTTGGGAAGACAGTATAAATTATTTCAAGATATTTGGTCTTACAAAAAATAAAACGCAATTTATACGTAATAATGCAATTACTTCCATGGATATGGGTTATATGGAAATACTAGGTTGGAAAAATGAAAATAAATTAAAAAATATGTGGAAATCAATATCTAGACGCTTAGGAAAAGATGAGGCAATTGATTTACCTCCAATAATCTTTGAAGATATACATTTTAAAGCGTCGGGTCAATACAAAATAATAAAAAAAGAACGTATATTTAATGACGTTGTATATGATAGCAAAATGAAATTAAGACACGGGTTAAGGTTATATACAAATTTAAAAAGTAAGATAGATTATATCAAAGATTTAATTGAAAGTACAACAGATAATATAATCATATTTTACAACTACAATGAGGAGCTGGAACTCCTTAGAAAAAACATAGAAAAAGAATTATTCATCTGTAATGGAGATGAAAAGAATTATCCAAAAAAAGATGAGTGGAACAATGTAAAAAATACTGTTACATTGGCCAATTATAAAAGTGGTAGTGAAGCGGTAGAGTTTACGTATGCTAATATAATTATTTATTTTAGTCCGACAGAAAGTTATACCGATTATTACCAAAGTTATGGTCGCTGTTATCGTAATGGACAAAATAAAAAAATAACAGCATACAAATTTATAACAGATGGAACTATAGAAAGTGATATTTATAGTTCATTAGATAAAAAACAAGATTTCAATTTTGATTTATGGGAAAGAAAGGAAGATAAATAAAATGGAAAAAGATATAGAAGAAAAAATTGACGAATTATTAACAAAAATACTAAAAAGTTTAAAGGATAACAAAGAAAGTAACCAAGATTGTTTTAAAAAAGCATTGAGAGGATCATGTAAAATTCATCTAGACAAAACAGAAGACAATACACACTTAGAAATAAATGGTAATAGATTGACAGTATTAATAGCATTGGCAGGCGCTGAAAAGGCTATATTAGAAAAATTGAATTGTTCTGAATTAGAATTTGAATATATAAAAAATATTATAGGTACCAAAGTTACAACTATCAAGGAGTCTAAATAATGAACAATATTGAATTATATAAAAATAAAAAGTTTGACGTCTTAAACATAATTAGTATGGTGTTTAAACGTAAACAATGGGGAAAAATACATACATTATATTCTACACCAACTCATGATGTTTTAACGGTAATGACAAATTATAATTTTGAAAATCAGTATGCAACTTTTAATATTAAAGTAAATGAAAAGAACGGAACAGGTTATTATTCTAGCGATGTACATATTTACACTAATAGAGATGATTATACACCAGATTTTATAAATAAATATTTATTAAAAAGTATTATAACAACTTTGCGACATTATAGAGAAAATATTTTCAGACTTGAAGCAGAGGAAATTTATCCTTATGTTTGGCGTTATAGTGAAACAGATGATTATTGGATAAAAAAATTTGGATTAGAAAATAAAGTTGAAAATATTAAATCGACTAATATGAGTGATGAAGAAAAAGAAGAATTAATTGGTTTACTTATAGACGATAAATTTTCTTTATATGATGAACAGGTAACTTATAAGCCTAGACGAGAATATGTTGAAATTTCTATGATGAGTAATAAAGAACCTCAAATATTAGAACTTATAGAAGAGGTTAAAAAGGATTTAGAGGAGGTAGATAAGTAATGTCAAACATTAATGTAACAATAGACCGTTATAAATACGTTGGTGGTAGTGATTTACCTACAATTTTAGGTTTAAATATGAAATATGATAAAAAACCATATGATTTAGCATTAGAAAAAGCCAGGATTGTACCAAATAGTTTTAATGGTAATCAATTCACTAAATATGGTCAAAAAATGGAACCGGTTATTAGAGATTATATAAACTCAAAATATCAGGTTAATTATTTAGAAGACACAATAATTGATGAAACTAAACATTATAGAGGTAATACAGATGGTATAGATAGAAACGCAGATATACCTATATTGGAAGTTAAAACTTTTGGCAATGAGTTAGATGTAGATTATTATACCGCACAATGTCAATTTTATATGGAAACATTTAATCAAGACGCATGTTTACTAGTAGGATATAAAAGACCTGATGATTTTTATACAGGAATAGACTACGATTTAGAACACGATGATAGTTATTTTAATTTTGAATTTGATCCAAATAATTTAGTAGAACATATTATTTACAGAGATGAAAATATGTGGAATAAAATTGAAGAACGTATTATTGCCTTTAGAAATGGTGTTGCATACTTGCAAGAAAATCGAGAAAATTTTACAGAGGAAGAATTTAACAAAATCTTCTATGGTTATGATTTAATACAGATGACAAACACAGTAACTGATTTAGAAACAAAACTAGACTCTATGAAAAAAATAGAATTAGAGTATAAAAAGGCTAAAGATGATTTATACAAATTATTTGATGAAAAAGGACTTATTAGTATAGATACAGGTATGGTGAGAATTACAAAAATATCACCTACATCATACGATACAGTTAGTATAGATATTAAAAAATTAAAAGAAGAAAACGAAAAAATTTACAATAAGTATAAGGTAGTTAAAACAACAAATAAAAAAGGTTATATCTTAATAACTTTAAAGAATAAGGAGAGTGAAAAATAATGACTAAATATTATATAGGTTATAGTCAAGGAGAAAACGATTATGTGTATATTTCAAATATAAATAAGACCGTTATAGGAGTAACAGTTGTAAATGAAGATGCTATAAGTTTTGAAAATGAACAAATGGCTAAAAATATACTTGAATATATAAAAACTCAAGTGGCTAATCAAGAGTATAAGGTACTTAAAATAACAGTTACCGTAGAGGAGGTTGATGTAGATGTTACTACCAGCGAATAAGCCAAAAGAAAAAGATATTACACCCAAAGTATTCTTTATATGGGGTCAAAGTATGAGTGGTAAAACTTATTTAGCAAGACAATTCCCTAGTCCTGTAATTATAAATACAGATGGAAACGCTAAAAAAGTAGATACTCCAAGCGTAGAGGTATATGATTTCGAAACTTTTATGAAAGTTATAGAAGAGATTGAACAAGGAAAACATGATTTTAAAACGATTATTATTGACCTTGTAGATGACATCAAGACGATGCTACAAAACTATGTATGTAAAAAATATGGAGTAGATGATGAGGGAGAGGTACCTTATGGTAAAGGCTATCGCGAAGTAAAAATGATATGGCAAAAACTAATGGTTAGATTAAATCAATTACCATATAATGTTATATTTATTAGTCATATTACTGAAATTAGCGAAGATAATCAAACTATAGAAAGACCAAGTCTTGAACAAAAATACTACAATATGTGCATGGGACGTTGTGATATGTCTATCAAATGTCGTAAAGTAGGACAAAAATATTTAGAATTATGTGATAGTAAAAGAGATAATTATACAGAAAGTGATGTAAAAGACAAGGCGGTACTTGAAATTTTAAAAAAAATTACAGGTGTATTTACTCAACCAAATATGGTTTTACAAAAAGATCCTGTGGCTAAAGAAATTAAAATTTCAAAGGTTGAACCAAAAAACATTAAACCTTTAAAGAAAAATGAGGAGGTTAGCGAATAATGGCAGTAACAAATTTGATTGCAATTATATTTGTATGCTTATCATTAATTATTATGTTTTCAATATACACGACAAATAAATTTGATAATGATAATTTATTAAAAGAAAATGAAAAGTTAAAAAAACAGTTAGATAGAAAAAATAGAAAAAAGTTGAAAGATAAAAAATAAGTCAAAGGAGTGGAATTTAAATGAAAAATAAAAAAGGTTATATCGATATGGACTTACTAATAGGTATAGTTGGTGTAGTAGTTATATTGGCGATTATATTACTTATATGTAGTTTTACAACAATAAAAAGTGGAGAAGTTGGTATAAAAGTGAGATTTGGTAAAGTAGTTAATACACAAATAGACGAAGGAATTAACTTTAAAGTACCATTTATAGAAAAGATAGTTAAAATGAATATCCAGGTTCAAAAAATAGAAATCGATACATCAACATCAAGCAAGGATCTACAAGATATAAATATGAAATTAGCAGTAAATTACAGAGTTGATAGTAAAAAAGCAACAAGTTTGTATAAAAATGTTGGAAAAAAATATCAAGTAGTTATTTTAGAACCAGCAATTCAAGAAAGTATAAAAGCAGTAACTTCAAAATATACAGCAGAAGAAATGATTACTAATAGAGGACAAGTTAGTAAAGATTGTATGAAAACACTTGAAGAAAAAGTCAAAACTTATGGTTTATCAATAGATAACTTTAATATAACAAACTTTAATTTTAGTGAAGATTTTAATAAAGCAATAGAAGAAAAACAAGTTGCTGAACAAAAAGTTTTAACAGCAAAACAAAATTTAGAGAAAGCAAAAGTTGAAGCAGAAGAAAAAATTGTTAAAGCAGAAGCCGAAAAAAAGGCAAACGAATTAAAACAACAATCATTGACAGATAATATTATTAAAGAAAAATTTATAGAAAAATGGAACGGAGAATTACCTAAAGCAAGCGGTAGTAATTCGCTATTAGATATAAATGGATTGATGGGAGGAAATAAATAATGGCACAAATTACATATTGGATATTAGCAATAGTCGTAATGCTAGTACTATTAATTAGTGCAATATATGGCCTAATTGATAGAATTAACACAAATAAAATATTTAAAGAAATCAATAAAAAACAAATAGATTGGTTAGAGAAACAAATTAAAATTTTAGAAAGAGAGGATAAATAATTATGGACAATTTATTAAAAATAGCAACAGAAACAATGGAAAAATTTAATCCCGAAACTGATACAGTTGACGATTTTGAAAAACTACCCGACGGAGATTACAACTGTTTACTAGAAGATGTAACAGCAAGAAAGAGCGAAAAAGGAACAAACTGGATAAGTTTTAAGTTCAGTGTAATAGATGGAGATTATCAAAATAGACTAATTTTTGTAAATTATTTCTTTACTGAAAAAACTGTAGAACGTAGTATTAAAGGTATTACAAAAATGGCTTATGATTTTGGATATCAAATACCATTAGAGGCATTTACAACATACGAAAGTTTAGCAGAAACATTAAACTCAATGGCTGGAAATCAAGCAACAGTACATCAAACTACAAGCAAAAATGATTATACGAATTATAAAGTAACACCTATTGCATAATTGTAGGAGGTGTACAAAATGAAATTAATATTTTACGATTTTGAGGTATTTAAAAATGATTGGTTAGTAGTTTTCAAAGAAAATAATAACTTTGTAGTAATCGTAAATGACAAAACTTTACTAAAAAATTATATAAAAAATAACGAAAAATCGATATTAATAGGTTTTAATAATTACAATTATGATGATTTAATTCTTGCGGGTCTTTTAATAGATAAAGACCCCTATGAATTATCTAAAAAAATAATAGGTGGAGGTAGGCCACGTTTAAAATTAAATTTAATTACATTAGATGTAATGCAAGAATTACCTTTGGGTGTTGGACTAAAAAGTTCTCAAGCAAATTTAGGTTATTCAATTGTAGAAACACCAATAGATTTTAATTTAGATAGAAAATTAACTAAGTTAGAATTAGAAGATGTAATTAAATATTGTAAGAACGACGTTAATAGTACTATTGAATTATTTAATTTACGTAGTGATTATTTTACAAGCAAATTTGAAATAGTAAACGAGTTTGGATTAGACGTTGAAAATGTAAAAAAAACTAGAGCCGTTTTATCTAGTAAAGTACTTAAATGCCAAAAAATTAATATCCCAAAAGATAGATTACACATAGATTATGATAAGCATATAAATTGGAACATTATACCTAAAGAAATAGTAGATTTTTTTAAGAAGTGTGAATATGATTATCGATGCGGAGGAGACTTTAAGGAAATAGAAAGCCGTAAATTAAAACTTATGGTAGCAGGAGTACCACACGTGTATGCATTTGGTGGATTACATGGTGCTATAGAAAAATATACGGGTACAGGTACTTATTTACATATAGATGTATCAAGTTATTATCCGAGTTTAATAATAGTAGATAATTTTATGAGTAGGGCAAGTACAGACCCTCAAATGTTTACAAAACTTAGAGAAACCCGATATATGTATAAGGCCAAAAAAGACCCACGACAAAAAATTTATAAAATATTAATCAATGCAACTTTTGGCGCAATGAAAAGTGAGTTTAATCCATTATTTGATCCAAAACAGGCAAATAATATTTGTATTAATGGTCAATTAATACTTACTCAATTAATACTTGAATTATCACCATATTGTCAACTTATACAATCTAACACAGATGGTTTAGTTGTTAAATACAATGAAAACTACGAACAAGTTGAGGCAATAGTTAAAGATTTTGGTAAAAGATTTGGACTTACTTTTGATATAGATAAAATTGTAAAAATAGCACAAAGAGATGTAAACAATTATGCTATACAATTTGAAGATGGACATATAGAAGCAAAAGGACGTTTTTCTAAATTTAATGGTGGAACATTTATGCAGAATTCACTAACAATAATAGATAAAGCACTAGTCAATTATTATATTTACGATATACCGGTTCATCAAACCGTTATCGATTGTTATAAGAAAAATGATTTAGCACCATTTCAAATTATTTGCAAAATGGGTAGTACTTATGATGGTATGTATTATGAATATGGAGAAGATGGTAGTACTAATTTAATAGTTACTCAAAAAGTTAACAGAGTATTTGCTACTAAAGATAAAAAACATTGGGGTATATATAAAAGAAAAGGTGATAGTTATCAAAAAATTGCTAACACAAGTGAGCATAACATCATACACAATGAAGAATTAGCAACATTTGATAAATCAAAATTAGATTTAAATTACTATATTGATTTATGCAAGAAAAATTTATATTAAGGAGGTATGAAAATGTTAAAATTTATAAAATTAAACAACGAAAAGAAACCAGTAGAGGGTTTTGATGTTACATATACTTCCTTGGACAATCTAGAAAATGCAGGTATTAAATTAAATCACAAAACAGTCATTGTTGACTTTGACGCTCACAATGAAGAAGAGCAAAAAAAACTCGAAATGGTAGTTAATGTTATTTGTGCTAAGTATCCTACATTTAAAGTCGAAACAAAAAGAGGAGTGCATTTATATTATCGTATACCTGATGGATTAACAATAAAAAATTGGACTAATCAAATGACAATGTTAGGCTTCAAAGTTGATTATAAAACAGGAACAACTAGTCAAGGCGTAATTAAATTAGATGGTGAAGTTAGAAATACAAATAAACCACTCAATGAATTAAATTTAATTAAATTAACTGAATTACCAATTGAATTATATCCTTTACCAAAATCTAAAAATAACACGTTATTATGTTTAACTGATGGTGATGGACGTAATGACAATTTATATAAACATCTATTATGTGTTAAAGAAAGTAAAGTACCATTAAATTTAGATGATGTAGCAAATTTTATCAATGATTATTTATTTGAAGATAAATTAAAAGTAAATGAACTTGAAGCAACCGTTGAAAGTGTAATAAACAAAGAACAAATTAATAATGGACAATATAACGGTGATCCTAAAGATATGATTGAGTTTGCTGAATTTATAACAAAAGAATTGGATATAAAAATATATAACGGTAGTTTATATTTTAAAGATGGTATTAATTATTCCAAAGATAAAATAAAACTAAATAAATCAATAAACAAATATTTAAAACTACGTAAGGCTCAAATGACAGAATTAGAGGCTCAATTATATATTTATGCAGAATTAATTGATAGCAAACAAAAATTTAATGTTAAACTCCGTAACGGTGTAATTATAGAAGACAATGTAGTTGATTATGATTGTGGATTTACACCTTTTTATCTAGATGTAATATATAATCCAGATGCATACGATAAAAATGTTGATAAGTTTTTAGACTTTATATGCCGCGGACGTAAAGATATGAGAGTTGTTATCGAAGAAATTTTAGGACATATTTTACTCGTAGATAGATTTCCGCATAAAATATTTTTCTTAACTGGTAGCGGAGCCAATGGTAAATCTACTTTTGTAGAAATGATAACTAAATTTACTGGAGAATTAAGTAGTCATATTGATATAGCAAACTTCGATGATGGGACAAGCCTAATAAGTCTAATAGGTAAGTTAGTAAATGTAGCAGACGATGTTGACGCTATTTATCTTGAAAAATCCAAAAATTTAAAAACAATGGCAAGTGGAAATACAGTAGGCGCTAGAGCCATTTACTCACAACCAATAACATTGAAAAATACGGCAACTTTAATATTTACGGCAAACGAACCACCTGTTTTTAAAGACAAGAGTGATGGTATTGGTCGTAGATTACTTATATTACCATTTGAAAATAAAGTAAAAGAACGTATTTATAATTTAGACGAGTTGTTAAGTACAGATAACGCAAAAAGTTATTTACTTAATTTAGCGCTTGCTGGAGCAAAACGTATATATGACAATAAATTAGAAATGAGTGAGAGTAAAACAATAGCAGAGGCCACTAAACAATATTATCTTGATAATGATAGTGTTCTTGCTTATTTAAATGAATACCCTGATATAGACGATAACTTATACTCGGCAGTTTATAGTCAATATGATAATTTTTGTACAATTAATAATTTTAAAGTTATAAGTAAAAGTAGTTTTAGCAAACGTTTGAAGTCACATGGATATACAACATTAAAAAAAACAAGAAATGGTAAAACTGACACTTATGTGAATAAAGAATAAATAAACAATAACTCAAATAACTGAAAAATAACTCATTTTTTCAAAAGAGTTATTGCTTAAAGTTGTATAAAATAAGAAAAAAATACTACTAATAACTCAAATAACCCATTTTTCTTATATAAATAAAAAAATAAATAAAATATATGAAAATAAATAAAAAATATAAAAATAATATTGAAAAAATGAGTTATTGAGTTATTGCTATCTTACAAAACCTTATAAAATAAAATAAAACATCAATAACTAAAATTTTAAAAAGAGTTATTATTTAATTATTTATAAAACGAAAAAATGAAAAAATTCGTTCTATAAAAAAGGAGCAGAAATTATGACAAAAGAAGAAATGAAACAAAAAATAAAAGCATTAGAATTTGAAATTATTGAATTAAAAAGGGACTATGAGTCGTTAAATGAAGAATTTGAATGTGCTCAAAGTGAACTAGAAAATTCATCTTATTATGGAATTAAAGATTTAGATAATTTCATATGGAAACTTAAACTTGAAAATTTATATACACCTGAATTAGAAAAATTTATAGATTTTTATTTGAAATTTGAAGAATAAATGGAGGTATGTATGCTTAAAAAAATGTATTTGATTATGGCTATAATATATTCTATAACTGGAATTTTTGCTATAGCCATTAATGAACCAATATCTAGTGGGATTTGTTTATTATGTTTATATGTTTGTTTATTCGAGTATCACGAATTTGATTTAAATGATAAATAAAACAGAATTTGCAAAATATCTTGGAATAACAAGACAAGCACTATATTTAAGATTTAAAAAAGGTCGTGTAAAGCAGGAAGAAATAGACGAATTTATAGCATATAAAAAAATCCATAATTTAAATATATCAAACGATGAAGTAGAGAAATTAAAAGAAAAAATAGATGTATTACAAAGAAATATTATCAAATTAGAAGAAGAAAATCGAAAATTAATTCGAGAAAATCAAAAAAATAATTATAAAAAAGAAAATTACGATAAATTGTTACATAGATATCAATCTGCTAGTGATCTAAACTTAGAATATATTAGACGATATGGAACTATAAAAGGATTAAATGATAAAGGAGAAATAAGTTATGTTAAGAAAACAAGAATTTAACGATGTTAAAAAAGTAATAAAAGTTAATTTTGATAATGGAAATCATGGCATATTTAATAGTAGAAATATATCAGGAGACTCCATGAGCACTATTTTTAAAGGTAAATATTTTAAAGTAGATATATGTTTTTATTATTCCTATTTTGAAATTTTTGGTGCAACAGAAGAAGAATTCGAAGAACTTAAACAATTTTATATGGAGTTATAGAATAATGAATAGAGAACAATTTTTCGTTGATAGTGAACTTTATGATAATTTAGATAGTAATTATAATTCACTATTAATAAAATATCAAAAACAAAAAGAAGTAATTAATAAAATTCAAATGGTAGTTATAGACATGCAAACAGAATTAATGAAGTTACAACCTTATCATTCTTATGTGATTGATGGAAATAAAGTAAGAAATTTTACAGAAGATTTTGAAGATATATTAAAAGAGGTGTCGGAATAATGAATTACATAGATGATATGAAGAAAAATAGAAAGTTATGTTTATCAGATGATATAAAAGAAATAGAAAAGAAATTTGAACCTTGTACAGAATGTAAAGAGTGTTATTTTTGTTCAAAACCAAACTATGATTTTCTACCGAAAATATGTATATTATATGCTAAAAAAATCAAAGATAATCAAACTGGTTGTTTAGGTGGGTATAAGAAAAAAGAGGTGTCAGAATGAATTTAGAAACAATAAATAAATGGCTAGATGAAAAATATGGCTGTTCTTATACTAGATTGGAAGAATTACATGATTTTTATTTTGAAAAATATATTGATTTACAACAAGAAAATAAAAAACTAAAAGAAAGAATTGGCTATTTAGAGCGAAGCAATGATAGAAGAGAAGTCACTATTCTTGAACAAAGACAAGAAATTAGTGACTTAGAAGATAATTGGAATAAGTTAAAAGAATATGTTTTAAAAAAACAAGCAATATTATTTGATACTGAATATATTTGCTATTCAAATATTTTAGATAAAATGCAAGAGTTAGAAAGCGGTGATAATAATGTGTGTACCAGTAAGTGTGAAAGTTAATCCAAATTTAAACCCAGCATATATTTTAGATGAAATACTAATTGCAAAACAAAGTTATTTAAAACACAATGATATTACTTGTTACACTAGGATCCATATAAGTAGTGTGACATACGAATATTTAAGACATCATTTGCAAGATAGTATGTATTACACAGATATTAACTGGAGCCGTACATTGTGTGGGATTACTCTTGTAATAGATGATAGACTAGAACCATTTACATTTATAATAAAGGAGGATATAGATATGAATATTAATGATCTAAGTATAGGTGATTTTGCATTTACACCTATTACTTTTAGAGAAAAAAGTAAATTACCTGAAAAATATATAATAAATAAAGGTGCAACTATATTGTTTTGGGAGGACGGTACTAAAACAGTTGTTAAACGTACTAAAGATGATGAATATAATAAAATTATGGGCTTCTTATGGGCATACTTTCAAAAAACAAGTGGTTTGTCCAAAACAAAGGCCAATACTTATCTTAAAGAATTAGTAGATGCGGACGAGTTAAAAGCCATTGAATTTATAAAAAGTGAAAATTTTAATGCAACTATGTCTAATATCACTGAGAGCATGAGTAAAGTATTTGAAGATATGGCTAATAGTTTTAAGAATAAAAACTAATAAGGAGGTTGGATTATGTTTGCTATACATACCTACACTGATACAAAGTCCGAACTAGAAATAGCAAAAACTAGATTACGTTTTTTAAAAAACAAACAGGAAAAGTTATTCCATAAATATTTTCCTATTACATCTAAGTCAAAAGAAATTGTAATAGATGTTGAGAAAACTAATAAGGAAAAAATGGCTGATTATTTGCATGAATTATACGAAATTGATATAGGAACGGGTAAAAGTTTAGGGGAAGAATTAGAATATCAAGAACAAAATGTTACAAGATTACAAGGTTATTTAGATGATATGACTGTTGCGCTATCCAATATGAACGGAATAGAACATAAACTTTATTATGAGATAGTTGTAAATGGATTACCTGTGACTAAAGCAGTTGAAAAAGTAGCAGAAATAAGTGATAAAGATACTGGGACAATTTGGAAAAATTATTATAGAAAAATAAAAAAAGAAATAAAAAAGATAACAAAGTATAGTAATAAAGCATAAAATTACAAAATTTTTGCAAAAGTATAGTGAAAATGCAGTAAATTATGTGATAAATTGTATCATGTAGAAATACGAATAAAAGGATACGCAAGTATCTTTTTTTCATGCAAAGGAGGACGTTGCTATGAATAATATTATTAGAATTATCCCTGATAAAGACGGTAAATTATTTATTACTCTGTATGGTACAAGATATGAAATTATAATAGAAAAGAAACCATCGCAAGACAAAAGCAAAAATTAAACTATAACTAGGAGGTGATACGATGGCTATGAATTTAAAACCTTTTAAAGAGGGTGATAAATTGACTCCTAAACAAGAAAAATGGATTGAAGAGTATATAAAGACTGATAGTTTAACAGAAGCGACTGTTAATGCTGGTTATAAAAGTAAAAACCCAAGAGCCATAGGTTATCAAAATAGTATTAGGTTTAAAGAAGTTATTGATAAGCGTAGATTAGAAATAAGTAAAGAAATAAAAAATAATAGTATAGCCGAATTAGAAGATATATTTCAATTTTGGACAAATGTATTTAAAGATGAAAACGAGTATATGAAAAATCGTATTAAAGCAAGTGAACTTTTGGCAAAATCAAAAGGTGCATTTGTTGAACGACGTGAAATTAAACTTGCTGAGACAGAGTGGTTTGTTGAGGAGTAAATAAATGGCTAGAAAATTAAATCCGAAAGCATTTAATGATTGGGTTTATAGAATTATTAGCAATTATTCACATCGTATAGAAGTATATTATGGTGGTGCTGGTAGTGGTAAATCATATGGTGCTTTTCAAAAAATATTATTAAAATCCTTAAATAGTAAAAGAAGAGTTTTAGTTGTTCGTAAAGTTGGTGCAACATTAAAAGTATCTGTATGGGCTTTAATGATATCTCTTCTTAATTCTAGTGGTTTATATAATTGTTGTAGAATAAATAAAAGTGATTTCGAAATAGAACTTCCTAATGGTTCTATTTTTATTTTTAAGGGATTAGATGATCCTGAAAAAATAAAATCAATTACAGATATAACAGACATAGTAATTGAAGAAGCAACCGAATTAACCGAAGATGAATTTACTCAATTAAATTTACGTTTAAGACCAAAAGAAGAAAATCCACAAATATATATGATGTTTAATCCTATTAGTAAAGCAAATTGGGTATATAATTATTTCTTTTGCGGAAATAAACCTGATAATTGCATAGTAATATCAACTACTTACAAAGATAATAAGTTTTTAAGTAAAGACTATTGCGAAGAGTTAGAAAAGTTGAAAGATAGAAATCCAGCATATTACAGAATATATGCGTTAGGTGAGTTTGCTACATTAGATAAATTAGTATTTCCTACATATATAAGTAAAATCATCAGTGACGATGAAGTTAAAGGTTTACCAAATTGGACTGGATTAGACTTTGGTTATGTAAACGACCCATCAGCAATTGTAAATGGTCGAATAGATAATATAAAGAAAATTATATATGTACGTAGCGAATATGTTCGTAAGGGTATGCTTAATGATGAAATAGCGGATACGATGATTAGTTTGGGTCTTCACAAGGATAAATCGTATGGTGATAGCACAGAGCCTAAGTCTATTGAAGAAATAAAGCAAAAAGGTGTAAATATAGAGGCTACCGTTAAGGGTAAAGATAGCATTATACATGGTATTCAATGGATACAACAATATACATTAGTAGTCGATGAACGTTGCTTTAAGGTTAAAGAAGAATTAGATAATTATACGTGGAAAAAAGATAAAAAAACAGGTGAGTATATCAATGAACCTGTTGATACTTTTAATCATACTATAGATGCTATTAGATATGGTTTAAATAAATACATAAAAGGAACAAAAACACCAAGGGTTGTAAATAAACCTGCTGGGTTATAAGAGGAGGTGTAAGAAATGTATACATTACCAAAGGATACAAAGATAACAAATCAAATACTAAATGATGTAATAGAATACAACGAAAAATACAGAGCACGTTATAAAATGTTAGAAAATTATTATCTGGGCATACAAGCAATTATGGAAAGAAATAAAACAGACACGTTAATTAATAATAAAGTAATGATTAATCACGCTAAATATATTACAGATACAAGCGTTGGGTATTTGCTAGGTAATCCCGTTGATTATCAAGTTACTAAAGGCTATAACATAGAGGCTTTATTAGATGCATATAAAAAACAAACTATCAATGACTTAGATAGTGAAATAGCCAAAGATGTGTCTATTTTTGGATCGCAATACGAGTATGTATATGCTAACGAACAGGCTGAACCTAAAAGTTGCGAAATAGATAATAAAAACGGTGTCATAGTTTATGATGATACTGTTGAGCATAATAAATTATTCGGTTTGATATATAGACCGATTTTTAAAGGAGAAAGTTTTAAGTATTGGGACATAATTTATTGTGATGATAAAATAATACGTAATTATAAATCATATAGCAGGAGTTTAAATCAAGTAGGAAAAGACCAACCTCATAAGTTTGGCAAAGTACCAATGATACAATATAAAAATTCTCCTGAATTACTGGGAGATTTTGAACCGGTTATAAGTTTAATTGACGCTTATAATTTATTACAAAGTGATAGAGTAAACGATAAAGAACAATTAGTGGACGCTATACTTTGTATGTATGGTATGGACTTTGATGACGAGCAAGCGGATATGTTAAAGACAAGTCGTATGCTTGCCAACATACCAACAGATGGTAAAGTAGAATATTTAGTTAAAACATTACAAGAAGCAGACGTTGATGTTCTAAGAAAAAATATCGAAAACGATATTCATAAAATAAGTATGGTACCTAATATGAGTGATGAAAACTTTGTAGGAAATAGTAGTGGAGTTGCTATTAAATATAAATTACTTGCCTTTGAACAAAAAATCAAAAATAAGGAACGTTATATGGAAAAAGGACTTATGGAAAGATTTGAGTTATACAACAATTATTTAAGTTCCATCTCTAAAATGAGTGAAGTACCTGTTGAAGAAGTAGATGCTGTATTTACTAGAAACTTACCAAGCAATGATTATGAAATAAGTCAAATGATTGATAATTTGTCCGATTTTGTTGATAAAGAAACTTTGATAAGTCAACTATCATTTGTTAAGGACGCTAGCGAAATAGTTAAGTTGAAAGAAAAAGAAGACGAGTCCAATCCAATTGATCCATACGATAATTTATTCAAGAATAATGAAATAGTAGACGCTAATCAAAATACAGAAGAGGTATAGTTAATGAAATCTAGTGAATACTGGGATAAAAGAGCCCTTGAACGTTTAACAAACTCTGAAAAGCAAAGTAATGAATACATTAAACGTATACAAAGAATATATGAACGTGCTTTTAGAAATATAAGTAATGACATTGAAAATGTTTATTTTAATTATTCTAAAAACACTGGTTTAGATGTAGAAAAATTAAAAAAATTATTAAGCGCTAAAGAAACTGATAAAGTTTGGAAAAATCTAAAACGACAAGGACTAGATAAATATATAAAGAATAATTATAAAAGTCGTATATCTAGATTAGAACAGATACAAGCACAGATATACGCTAAAGCAAAATTAATCTATCCAAAAGAAGAATTGCAAAATACAATGTGTTATAAAGGGATAGTAAACGATAGTTATTATAAAACTTTTTATGATACTCAAGTTGGAACAGGTTACAATTTCGGTTTCAATAAGATAGATGATAATTTGATGAATTCTATTTTAAACGAAAGATGGAGTGGTAAAAATTATAGTGACCGCATATGGACTAATACGGATATATTGGCCGAAAGTCTAAGTACTATTGCAGGTGGCGGATTATTAAGTGGTCAGAGTATTGAAAAAACCACTAAACAACTTCGAGATAGATTTAATGTTAGTAAATATTATGCTGAAAGATTAGTACGAACTGAAAGTGCTCATTTTCATAATGAAGCAGACGCTATGGCTTACGAGGAAATGGGAGTTGATGAATATGTGTTTGTTGCTACTTTAGATAATCGTACTAGTGAAATCTGTCAAAGTATGGATAATAAAAAATTTTCGTATAAAGATAGAAAACCAGGGGAAAATTATCCACCATTACACCCAAACTGTCGTAGTACAACACGTGGATTTTTAGGAGACGATGTTGAAAAAATGATAAGGCGTAAAAGTAGAAATCCATTAACTGGTAAAAATGAGTTAATAAATAATATTAATTACAAAGACTGGTTAAAACAAAATAACATAATAAATACAACTGGTAAAAATATAAGAACTAATCAAAATATTCTTTATGACACAAATAGTTTGAAAAAATTAGATAATAATTTGGTCGAAACAAATAAAAAGCAATTGGAATTATTGTTAACTAATTATCCTAAAATTGCGAAATTTGTTAATGATAATGGATTAATTTTTGATGGAAAAGATACAAACGGTATTGCGTACAGTACACATACCTATGATATGAAAAAACTAGGTATACATTTATCTAATAATTATTATAGTAATTCGGAAAAGTACAAAGAAACTATATCCGATAATATAAATAGTAATTGGTTTATGCCATGTGATGAAAAAAATATTAATACATACGCTTTAAATCATGAATTTGGACATCTTGTTGAAAATTATTTAATAAGTGAGTATAATAAAAATAATCCAATGAAATATAGTAGTTTCGAAGCAAAATTAAAAACGATAAATAATCAAAATCAATTGAAGAGAGAAATTGATTATTATGAAACTAAAATATGTGATAAAATATCCCAAAACATTTATGATATAGCATTAAAAAATAATAAAAATTTTAAATTGCAAGACAATTTATCAAAATATGGATATGAAAAAAGCCAAGAGTTTTTTGCTGAGTGTTTTGCCAATATGATTAGCGGAAAACCTAACGAACTTGGTAATGCTATGAAAGAATATTTGAAAGGTGTGATGTAAATGTTATTGAAAAAACCTTATTTTTTAACAAATAAAGATTGGTATATTGAAAATAAAGATTTACCTAATTTTTTAGGCGGTAAATCAAAAAGAAAATATATTTTAACATCTAAAGCACCTAAAAAGGCTATTGAAAGTTATGATAAATATTATAAAGAATTAGATAAAGACGCTAAATAAAAAGCGTCTTTTTTCATGTTTGGAAATCCTGTCGTTTGGCCTTAATTTCTTAAATATATATTCTTATTTGTAAATTCACTTCCTTTCTATAATAACTAAAATAAAAATCACGGGACAGGACATGTGAGTTATATGAGGTTTAGGACTCACGTTTTTGATATAGTTAGTAGTATAAAATAATACACCTCTTTGAGGAAATATTAAGGGAAGTACTTAATCTAACTACCTAATATCGGGAATTAAGACACAATAATGTGTCTTTTTTTCATACAAGGAAAAAGAATACTGTAAACACCGTAATTGAAGTGGTAGAAATACTGTAAACATCATATCGGAGTGGTTATCTTTTGTAAAGGGTCTATTAGAATAGAGCCTTATTTTTCTATTTAAATTAGCCGACGGGCGTAAAACGGAGGAAAGGAGTTGTCTAACATGGAAGATAACAAAAAAACTACTCAAGATACTAATACGGTTAATGTATCTACAAATGAGGATAAAAATACCGGACAAATATTTTCTCAAGCCGACATGGATAAATTAGCGGGAAAAATAAGAGGCGAAGAAAAAGCAAAGAACGACCAAGCAATTAAAGACGCGGTTGCGAGTGCTATTGCTGAATATGATAGACAAGCCAAATTATCCGAGGAGGAGAGAGAAAAAGAGGCTAAAAGTAAACGTGAGGCTGAATTAAAAGAGCGTGAAGAAAAAGTTACTTTACGTGAAAGAAAAATACAGGCTCAGGAATTGCTACAAGCCAAAAATATCCCTATCGACTTAGTGGATTTTGTAGTAGATTTAGATGAAACAAAAACAAAAGATAATATTGAAAAACTAGCAAAAACTTATAACAAATCAGTAGAAAATGGAGTAACTGATAAATTAAAAGGAACTCCACCAAAAGATTTTTCTGATACAAAAAACGAAGCCGACAAACCTAAAAAAATTATGTCGGCTTTTTAAAGCCAAAAATCAAATAAAAGGAGTGTGATGTGTGATGGCAAGACAAGACGCATTAAGTATTTATATAAGTGATGAAACAAAGGATAAATTAGCAGAAACATATGGAGAAGTAATTGAGGCTATACAAAAAGGTGCTATTAGTGAACAAATAAAAAATAAAAATTATTCAGGTGATCCTACTACTGGTAGTGTTGAAATTGATAGATTTAAAAATGCTACAGTAAATGATTTAGGAACAGCAAGAACAAATAATAAAGGTGATAAGTTAAAAAATACAGGTAAAGTAACTATTAATGTTGATACAGATAAAGAAATTGTAGAAGAAATAGCAAAAAAAGATATTAAATTATATGGATTAGATGGTGTTGCACAAAAAAGAAAAGGTAACCACTCTAAACGTGCAATTGCATATTTAGATACTGAATTTTTTGCTAAGGCAGAAGATGAAGGTACTGAACTTAAAAACGTTACAGAAACTGATATTGAAGAAATATTAGAAGCATTAATCCAATCGGTTGAAACTACACAAAATGACTGGGTAGATGGTGTTGACCGTGATATGTTAGTTCTTACTGTTAAACCACGTGTTTATGGAAAAATAAGAAATTACATTGATAAAGTTGATGGTACTGATGGAACAATGGATTATTTCCATGATGTAAGACTATTTTCTAATCATAGACAATCAAAAGACGCTATTTGTATGATTGATGGAGCAGTTGCTCAACTAGTTACTACTGATGAATATGATGCAGAAAAGATACCTTTATCTAATGATATAGCACTTGAATTTTTCTTCTCTAAAGGAACAAAGGCTGTTATGCCAGATTTAATTAAATATATAGCAAATGTCGGTACTGATAACACTAAAAAGGTAAAAGTAGTTAACAGTGCTAAAGATCCAGTAAATACAAAAACAATTACTGAATAGTATTAGAAAAACGTTAAACTATTGATTAAGACTAGGAGGTGTTAATATGGACGAAATAGTCGCAAATATAAAAAAATATTTAAAAATAATAAATAAAAATATTGATGATATAGAAAAAGAAAACGAGGGACTTGTTGATTTTGCTATAAATGAGATATTAGATAGGATACAATTTTATTTGAATAGCGACAATATACCTATTAAGTTGGAACGTATACTCGCTAAGGTAGTAAATAATGGTTTACGAAAATGTCTAAAAGAGATAGAACTATCAAAAGAAGACAATACGGCCGTTGACCAAGTTGTTACAAGTATTAGCGATAACGGACAATCTATTAACTTCTCCAATGAAGTGACAAAGTACTTTACAACAGCAAGTGATGAAGAATTATTTACTGGGTTTAGTAGTTTGCTTGCTAGGTATAGGAGGATAAAAGTTGTATATCCCAAAAATAATGAAGAATAAAATATCCAGTGTATTTTACGACAAGAAAGTTGAAATATTAGAAAAAAATACTATCGTTGATGCTGAGGGTGGAGTAAATGTATATGGATTAAAACATAAAGATAATTTTAATGGTAACGTAAGTTTTAGTAATTGTAAAAAAATACAAGAAGACTTTGGACTTGACTATAACATAGATATATCAATAACAACAGATTATGAAAATATTAAAATCGATGATATAATTCAATATTTAGATGTTGTTTATAATGTTACTGATGTACTAAAAAGTGATAGTCATTTCCTTATAGTTGCGACCAAATGGCGACAATAAGAAATCTTGAACGTTTGCAAAATAAATTAGGTAAAATAGCATATTTAGATGTTGAAAAAGCAGTGAAAAAAGCAACTGTATTTGTGCATGCTCAGGCAAAGATGTTATGTCCTGTTGATACTGGAGAATTAAGACGCAGTATTCATCAAGAAATTAACGATTATGATGATAAAATCGAGGGACGTGTCTTTACTGGTGTTGAATATGCACCATATGTTGAATTTGGTACAGGAATATCAGGTGCTTCGACATATCCGTATGATCCACCTGATATAGATTTAGAATATAGAGAAGATTGGGTAGGTATGGACGCACAACCTTTTTTATATCCTGCGCTTAAAGGTTCTGAAAAATATGTTGAATACATCATTAAAGATGGTGTCGAAAGTAAATTATCTAGTATTTGCAAAGGAGGGAAATAATGTATCTACCTAAAAGTGATATATACAATATACTAAATTCATTAGGTTATTATGTGGCACAGGTAAAGCCAAATGTATTTACAGATTTACCAGCAATAATATTTAGAGTTGGTGATAATAGTATAAATCTAGACTTGGATAATAATATTTTAAGTCAAAATTTAGAAATCATAGTAGATATATGGGCGGAAGATAGTGTTACGGCTAGCAAAGTATTATCAGAAGTTCAAAATGTTATGAGAATAAATCTATACAATATGTCGTTTTCTGGCGACGTACCAAATAATGGAAATCTATATCATATAAGTAATAGATTTTCAAAATTAGTTTAATACCTATCTAGGTATTTTTATTTTACATAAAAAGGAGGTAAAAATATGGCTCAAGCAACTCGTACGATGGGTACAACTCTTACAAAGGGTAAAAGTGGAAGCGAAGCAGAAGACTTAAAAATCGCTAACTTAACATCAATTGGAGAAATAGGTGTTGAGAGTGAAGAAATTGACTCTACAGATTTAGATAGTCCAAATAACTATAAAGAATTTATAGCAGGCTCAAAAGACGCTGGAGAAGTATCATTGGCCGGAAATATTAAAGACGAAAGTAATGTTGAAAAAATGTTGGCATTGGCTGAAAGTCAAAGTATTGAAAAATGGACTGTAACTTATCCTAGCGGAGCAAAATGGGAATTTAGCGCATTTGTTAAGTCTTTCAAAGACGGAGAAAAAAATGTTGATGGTTTAGCAACTTTTACCGCTACATTAAGAATAAGCGGTAAACCAGTTTACACTAAAGCAAAATAACATGATGGGGGACTGGTTTAAAACTGGTCTCCCTCTTTTTTTATATAAAAACTAAGAAAATAGGAGGAATAAAATGAAATTAAATTTAAAATATAATGCTACAAAAGTAGATGAAATAGAACAATCGAAAGGTCAATCAATAGAAAATTGTATTAATGATACAACTGTTGGAAATTTGGCCTTATTTATCCAAAAAGGACTAATTGATGATAATGGTAATCACGGGGTAAGTAGAGCAGTAGCCATAAGTACTATTGATGCTTATTTGCAAGAGAAAGATAAAGAAGATTTAGTCATGGATATTATGGAGGCTTTAATAGATGGTGGTTTTTTATCGAGGGAGCTAAACGTGGAAAAATTGAAGAAGTTGAAAGAGAAACGTCTAGCTCAAGTGAACAACGAAATCGAGAACAATCTTTAAAAAAATATAAGTGTTTTGGCGATATGTGGAGAGATTTAGAAAAAGACGCTATTTACATTGGACTAACGCTTGATTATTTTTGGAAATTAAATCCTAAGCAGTATGCCAAACACGTTGAAGTATTTAATAAAAAAGAAAAAGAGAGGTTAAAAGAACAGGATATTTTGAATTATATGTTAGGTAAGTATATAGGTTGGGCTATAAATGATCCAAAACATTATCCTAACAAACCTTTCACTGAAAAAGACACCGAACAAAAGCCTATGACGGACGAGGAAATGGAAAGACAAGCCCGTCGAAACACAATTAAAATGGGAGGTGTTATAAATGACAATTGATGAATTGCAAGTCTTGATAACAGCAAATACAAAGCAATTGCAATCAGAAATAAATAATACTAAAAAAAGTATAAATGGATTAGTTAAAAGTACTACAAAATCAACAAGTAATTTAACATCTAGTTTTATAAAAGCAAGCGTTTTTACGAAAACTCTAGGGTTGGCAATTAAAACGGTAACAAGCAATCTTGGTGGAGCAGTTTCAAGACTTGATACATTAAATAATTACACTAATGTAATGAGTAATTTAGGAATAAGCGGAGAAGATGCAGAAGCCTCAATACAAAGACTTAGTGATAAACTAATAGGTTTACCAACTACTTTGGACGACGCTGTAAGTTCTGTTCAAAGATTTACAAGTGCAAATGGTAACGTAAAAGCCTCTACTGATATGTTTCTAGCATTAAATAATGCCATATTGGCGGGAGGTGCAAGTACAGAAATACAAGCGAGTGCATTGGAACAATTATCACAATCATACTCAAAAGGTAAACCAGATATGATGGAGTGGCGTACAGCAATGATGGCTATGCCAGCACAATTAAAACAGGTAGCACTTGCTATGGGATACGTAAACTCTGATAAATTAGGAGAAGCATTGCGTAATGGTGATGTTTCAATGAACGAATTTATGACTACTATAATGAAATTGAATAAAGAGGGAGCCAATGGGTTTCAAAGTTTTGAACAGCAAGCAGTAAATAGTACTGGTGGTGTTAAAACATCAATGACAAATGTTAAAACAGCAATTACCAGAGGTTTGGCTGAAATAATGAACGCTATAGGTCAGTCTAATATTGCTGGCTTTTTTCAAGGGATAGCATCTGCGATTAATAAAGCAGTACCATATATAACTGGGTTTGTAAAGGCCTGTGTATGGGCTATCAATTCTATAACGTCGTTATTTGGTGGAAAAACTAAAAAAAATATTGAGAATACAAAAAATTCGCTCGGTAGTATAGGAACTTCTGCATCATCAAGTTTGGATAATGCTACAGGTTCTGCAAAAAAGTTAGGAAAAGAATTAGGTAAATTAGCCGGTTTTGATGAAATGAACGTTTTAACTGAAAACAGCGGGAGTAGTGATGATGACAATAGTGGTGGCAGTGGAGATTTAAGTAATCTTGATTTTAGCGATTGGGATACGGAATTAAATAAAACTTCTAGTAAAGCCGATGAAATAGCCGAGAAGATAAAAAATAAATTTAAATCCATAAGAGATATAATTCAATCCGTGTGGGATAGTACGCCAGTTCAGGCTTTTGTCGGAACTGTAAATACATACGGACAATTTTTATGGAATTATTGGAGTAATCTGGGTAGCAATTTATGGGCAAACATAACTAGTACTTGGGATAGCATAAAAGATAATGTATCTACTACTTTAAACAATATGTGTACGTTATGGACTACTTTTTGGACTGATATACAATCTGGTATAGAAACATGGGGACAACCTATTATAGATGGAATAACAGGAATATTTAATTCGATATGGCAAGACGCCGTTGATCCAGCAATTCAATTAATAAGTAAAGCGTGGGCAGATTTTAGCGGTACATTAGTCACATTATGGGACAAGCATGGTAAACCACTTATAGATAATGTAGGAGAGTTTGCAACAAAAATTATAGAATATTTTCAAAAGATATGGGACGACATCTTAGAACCAATAATTACTCCTTTTTTGGAGACTTTATCTTGGTTATGGGACAAACATATTAAGCAAATGATAGCAAATGTTGGTGACTTTGTAGGTAAATTGATAAATGGAGCCCTAGAAATTTATAATAAATTTATACAGCCAATACAACTTTGGATAATGGATAAACTTGCTCCGGTTTGGGCTTATCTATCAAATTTAATAATTGGTGTTCTTGGTACTGTAATAAGTTTCATATCTGATACCGTTAGCCGTATTTTCAAATGTCTAGGTGGAATTATTGACTTTGTCGTTGGTGTTTTCACTGGAAATTGGAAAAAGGCTTGGGAGGGTGTTAAATCTATATTTGGTAGTGCTTTTGACGCTCTTGTCGCCCTAGCCAAATTTCCGTTGAATTTAATTATCGACGGTATAAATTCTTTCATTGCTGGTTTAAACAAAATAAAAGTACCAAATTGGGTTCCAGGTGTTGGGGGTAAAAGCATAAATTTACCAAAAATACCAAAATTAGCACGTGGTGGTGTTGTTGATAGTCCAACGATTACAATGGTTGGTGAAGCAGGTAAAGAAGCAGTAATGCCACTTGAAAGAAATACAGGTTGGATTGATAGTTTAGCAGATAAATTATCAAATAAAATAGGTGGTAGTGGAAGTCCTATTCAATTAATAATTAAACTCGGAGAAGATACAATATTTGAAAAGTTTATTGATTATATTAACGATAAGGATTTTCAAACGAACGGGGAGGTATTTAGTTTATGATATATAAAGGAGACTTAATAAAAATAAATGGTACTAAAATTCCTTGTATAACTAATTATAAAGTTGGTAGAAATAAACTATGGAAAAATGCAGACCGTAATATGTCCGGAGACGTTAGAGCAACATTAATTGGTATTTTTCCAAAAATAGAATTAAGTATAGGTTATACAACTGAAGACGAAATGTCACAATTATGTCAGATACTCGACCAGGATTATTTTTCGGTCGAGTTTTTTGATGTGAGAATTCATGGTACAACAACCGCTAAGTATTATGCTGGTGATTATGCTAATGAAATATTTGATAGAACCAGAGGTTTATATAAGCCTTTTACTGTCTCTCTCGTTCCCGTTAGTAAAAGGAGGTATTGACTATGGTAAATGTAAGTAATGCGTTTAAAACAGCAATGAAACAACCAGTAAAAGAATTAGACGCATATATCAAGATTAGTGATACCGACAAAATTACGAGTGCTGATGACTTAATTCAGATAAAAGTTAGTTGCGATAGTGCTATGTGCAAAACAGCAATGAGAAAATTCGAAGGCAAATATTTAGGTGATCACGATTTACTAGGTAAATGGGTACACGTTGGTTATGGTGTGAAAATAGCCAGCGGTACCTTTGAATACCTAGATTTAGGCTCGTTTTTAATAAGTGAAATCACAACAGTTAAAGATACCGGTGTAACCACTATAACTGGGTACGATCAAATGATAAAAGCGATGGTAACCTATAATAAACTAAATGTAGATTATCCCATAAATTTGATAGATTATACTAAAGCATTGACAAAAGATTGTGGCTTAGAATTATCAAATTATATATTTGGTGATAACTTAGTTGATTTTTCAAGCAACCCATATAGTACACCAGATATTAAAAGTTATTCATTTGAAAATGATATATTAATTATTAATGGTAAAAACGCAAATTATCCTAGTGTTCAATGGGACATTACAAAAATATTTCTAAATAACCCAGGGAAAAAACTTTCTTTATATTTTGATAATATAGAATATACTGGAACAAGAACTGGTAGTATTGTTCAAATTGATTGGAATAATGGAACAATGTATTATTCTCGTTTAGTGGGTGCTGATAAAAAAGCGGTTAGTTTTACAATACCTAGTGATGTTTCAACACTAAAGTATGCAAGATTAAGATTTTGTCCAAATAACGCAAATGTTGCTCACGAAAATACATTAACAATGGCAAAGCCAATGCTATATATAGGTGATATTACTGATGATATAGACTATTCAATATATAATAAAATGAACGATTGGAAAATTGCAAATGAATTATGGGAAAATATAGACGGTGTTACTTATCGTGATATTTTAGTCCAAATTGCTCAAGCAACAGGTACCACATGCATTATAGATAACACAAATAAAGTTTATTTTAAGTCTATATACGATACCAAGGAAAAACTTACGTATGATAACATGTTAAAGTTAAAATTAGAACCAATTTATGGAGAAATAAATAGTGTGGTTTTATCTCGTACACCCCAAGAAGATAATATTTATATGAGAGATGAAGAGAGTATAAACGAAAATGGTTTAACTGAATTCAAAATAGAAAATAATGAAATAATTGATAAAGACCGTGATAATGCAATGACCCCTATATATAACGCTTTACATGGTATAAGTTATTATCCATTTGAAACAACCACCGAGGGTTTAGGTTGGTATGAAATCGCCGATAAATTAGAAATAGATAAAGATACTGATAAAAATTTATTAAACATTAACGACAAACAAGACATTACTAGTGGATATTCTGTAGATAAAGATGGTTGGATAACTTTAACCTATGATAATACAAATGGAACATCAACAAAATACTTCAACTTTTTTACAAAAAACTTAAATTTAAAAACATCTACTAAATATAATGCAATAGTTGAAATAAAAAACGTAACAGGAACTGGTCAATTAACATTAGTATCAATTTATAATTATCAAGGACAAAGTACATCATCAAAAGCATATAGTTTTTCCTCTTTATCAAATAATTCCATAAAAAATTACATTTTTACTACAAGAAGTGATTTTACAAGTATCAGTGCAGGAATTAGAACTTATACACAATTTCAAAAGGGTCAAAGTGGTAGTATTACATTTAGATTATCCGTTGTAGAAGATATTTATACTAATGAAAATAACTTTGTTTATTCATCATATAACGCAAATAAATATAATTGCGTTATTTTTAATACATCATTAACAATTGATGGAGGTATTAAAGAAATCTTAAAGGCTACCGCAGAAACGAAAACTCAAACACAATATCAATATGCCACAACAATAGCAAAACGAGTTAAAAATACAGAAATAATAGTAAATAAACAAGAACAAAATATAACTCAATTAGTTAGTGATATGTATAGTGAAGATGGTATTGTAAAAGAGAATTTTACTAAAATTTATCAAAACGTAACTAATATTATTAACAATGTTCAAAACAGTGGTGGTAGTAATTTAATAAAAAATTCAGTTATGTTCGCTTATGATAATCAAGGAGTTCCAAATGATTGGAGTGTTGAGGGAGCAGGTAATTTATTAATTAATAGTAGTGCAGAAGCCTTATCAAATGGTAGTTTGAGTGGACATGTATTTACTTTGCTAAATAAAAAAGTTAGGCAACGAATTAGCGTAAAAGTGGACAATAATTCAACAGAAAAAACGTATTACACATTTAGCACAAAAATAAAAAAGGATACAACCGGATCTTGTTATGTAAAACTTTATAACTCTAATGAAGAACATATTATTGAATTAAAATCTGGTGAAAGTAGTTTTTATGGAGATTATGAAATAAAGGCTCTTTTACCAAAAGATAGTTATTATGACATTGAGTTTTATGGCTCAGCAGATAGTAACGCAACATTTACGGACAATATGCTTTCAATTGGAGAATATAAAACTCAATGGTCTCAAGCAAGCGGAGAGATAATGAATACTCAAGTTAATATAAACGTTGATGGGGTATTAGTCAAATCATCTGTATATTTAGGTGATTACACAATAATGTCTCCTCTAGAATTTGCTGGTTATTCTAAGATTAATGGAACAATTACAAAAGTATTTAGTTTAAATAAAGATACGACTTTAGTAAAAAAACTAGAGGTGGAAGACGAAATGAAAATGTATCCGATAAAAATTGTACCTATTACTAGTGGAAGTTTACAAGGTTGGGCTTTTGTTCCTAGTGGAGGTGATAGTTAATGGCTACAAGTGGTTCATTTAGTACAAATGGTTACGAGGGAAGAGGATTAACTTTTAACTGGTCGAGAGCCAGTTATAACATTAATGAAAATTATACGGATATAAATTGGAGTTTATCGGGTAGTGGTAATGCTTCTAGCAGTTGGTATTACGCAGGTCCTTTTTATGTTAGTATAGATGGCGAAACAGTATATAGTTCTTCAACAAGAATAAAGTTATATAACGGTACAACAGTTGCAAGTGGAAGTAAGCGTATTTACCATAATAATGATGGTACTAGGTCATTTGGTGCATCAGTTAGTGGTGCAATCTATAGTTCATCAGTAAACGTTAGTGGTAGTGGTAGTTGGTCGCTTGATACTATACCAAGACAAGCAAACATAACTTCATGTAATAATTTTAACGATGAAGAAAAACCATATATGACATTTACCAATATTGGTGGTTTACCAATGAATGCAAGGCTTGAATTTGCAGGTACTAATATATCAAGAAATGATATACCAAACACTGGTAATTACACTTTTAATTTAACAGATACAGAAAGAACATTATTAAGAACAAAATGTACTTCGAATTCTATGACTGTTAGATATGTAATTGCTACCAAGATAAATGGCACAGAAACAATGTGGTCGTGGGTTGATAAAACAATGACCATTATAAATGGTAATCCAACTTTTAGTAACTTTACATATAAAGATACTAATAGTAAAGTGACCTCGATAACAGGAAATAACCAGGTTTTAGTAAAAGGATTATCAACATTACAGGCTGTAATTAGTTCAGCCAACAAAATGGTAGCCAAAAAAAACGCTACAGCAAAAAATTATGTATCAACAATTGATACTACTAACATAAGTACAAATTATAGTACAAATGATTTGACGATAGAATTAGGTAATATTAATTCTAGTGGTACACAAAGATTAAGTATTAGAGCATATGATAGTCGTAATAATTCAACACTAGTTTATAAAGATATAACTGTTTATGATTATGATAAACCTGTTATAAATGCAACAGTAACTAGATTAAATAATTTTGAAAATCAAACGACTCTAAAAGTCGCAGGTACTTATTCAAAATTGACTATAAATAATACTGACAAAAATGTTGTAAAAACATTACAATATAGATACCGCGAAACAAATGGTACATGGAGCACTTGGAAAACTTTAACAAGTACGATTAAAAATGGAAATTTTACTTGTACAGATGTAATATTGTCTTTGGATAATACAAAATCGTTTGAATTTGAGATACAGGCGATAGACAATTTACAGACGAGTACCTTATCGTTAAAATTAGCCGTTGGACAAGCAATATTCTTTATTAGTACAAATAAAAAGGCTTGTTATATAAATGGTCAAGAAATTTTGACTTATGATGTAGTAGAAAGTTGGTAAGGAGGTAATTATGTTAAAAAAATTATTAAAAGGTATTGACAGCATACGTGAGTATGCTATGCTTATACATACATACATACATACATACATACATACATACATACATACATACATACATACATACATACATACAT